CCTTAATGGATTAGGCGTTTACAAGCCTAAGGAGAGAATGACAGCCCTCTTCTACGGGGACGATGCCGTTTACCGCTTTGCTTTTAAGATAAAAGGCAAATGGGTAATCGTCATTTGGTGCCCCGATGTAAGCGGGATGGATTTCACTCTAACACCCATGGCTACTGGGCCGGCTGGAAGCGGTTTCGCGGAATACACGGAATGGGCTTTCAAGAAGATGGCGAGGGGGGAAGATGTTGATATGAGTGAACTACTACTTCCAAGTGAATGGCAGCAGATCCTGGCCCTGTGGGGGTCGTATGCAGTTGGCTGTCCTTTCCTTGTTAGCGGAAAGCACCTTGTACAATTGAAGATCGGACTTAGGTCCGGGATTCCTGGTACTACTTATTTTGATGAGTACCAATCCTTTAGGATATTTTACAAGATGAGAGAGTATCTGGAGAGAGACCTTGATAAGATTCAAACTCTTTGTGATCGAGGTACTGTAGATCAGGACGGGTTGTTACGCTCTGTACAAACCGCTCTTGACAAGGCAGCTACTAAGCTCAACAATAAGTTTGGTATCAAATTCAAGGAGTCAACTAGAACAGCCTATCTGCCCAATACATTTTTGAAAGGGGAGTATGGGTTTGATAAGTTGAGGGTTACTCCTTATACCATCTTAGGCTACCGCATAGCTAAGTTGAAAGGACAGTATGTGCCTGCGAAACCCTTGGATGAAGTGTGGAGGTCTTTGGTTAGACCCCGCGCTACATATAAGAATGGCCAGGTTGCTGACATGGTGGAACTAGAGAGACTCAGAGGTGTGGCACTGTCAAGCGGTTGGGTTTACCCTGAAACGTATGAGTTCCTCTCCTCCTATTTTGCAGAAAGGAGGAAGACGGGGCGCATTAACGTGAACAGATCGCTTGGTAGGCCTGTTAGTCTGCCGCTATACCCTTTAACGTCTGTCCCAGACGATGTGTTAAAGGAAATCCTAGAGAACGACGAGAAGCTCTATAAGGCCATGAGTGTTCATATGGCCGACATGGAGGATGAGTATAGCAATCTCATTTTGGAACGTGAGATGAGAAAGGTGGTTATTGGCGATCCGGACTGGTTCCCGTCCCCTGAATTCATATCAGATTTGTATGAAGTGGAGAGGGATACGGTGACTGATCTAGCTCGCTTGACTATCTCAGATCTTGCCCCTAAAAGTAAGAAGCAGTCTCGGACTGCGTTCCTCAGTGAGATACTGTCCGGAAAAGGATGGGCTGACCAGGTCCTCGATGAAGAGGAAGAAGCTAAAGAGGAGATTGAAGATAACCTCCAGAGAGGAGGGTTCACGGCGGAACAGGCTTCGGATCTTAGGGTCGATGTGGAAGGAGACCGTATCGTTGGAAGGCGTGCTACTGGTTCAAAGCGCGCTGTGGATAAGAGCGTTCACAGCAGAAGACCTAACGTGGAGATTTCTACCGGGAAAACTTCCAAGAACCGCAAGCAGTTAGATCAGCTTGTG